TCTAAACCTGAGAATGTAGTGATTGCACCTGTACCACCATTGATAACTGCAGGGTCAGCAGCTAACAACTTCTCATAACCATCACACAAAGCGAGTGTAGGGTTAACAGAAAGGGTGTCACCTTGCCAACGGATAGACTCGATATCTCCGTTAATTTTGTTAGCCATCTCACCCCAATAGAAAGACATGAAAGATGCAACAGAGAAATCTCCGTTAGATCCTTTGCTCATTTGAAGAGATAAGAAAGATTGCTCAAGGTCAAACTGACAAATCTGAGCCATTGCAGAAAGAGCACAAACGTCAATTTCTTTAGCGTCTAGGTCATCAGATGGAGCAGTGAAAGCACAGCTAGATGCTTGTAAGATTTGACCAAAAGTAACAGATGCTAATTTAGTCTTGTACTTGATACCTGGCAAAGCTCGGTAGTTATCAGCAGTATCCTCAGACAAATATGCCTTTGAATAGAATGCCTCAGGGTTTGCAGCCAATAAGGCTGTCGGGTCAACTTGTAAGTCGAATTTTAATTTACGCATGATTATTTGTTTATGAATTTGTTTACTACACTAAATCTTTGCTGTGCACTCATGGCCACAGCCTCAGTCTCCACCTCTTCCTCTACCTCTGCAGATAGGATCTCTTCCACTTGGTTTCTCAAGTCTGCAATCATAGCCACTACTGCATTCATGTGCTCATCCATTGCAGGCTTAACTATAGCAAGGATAGCCTCTGCATCAAGCACAGGGTCAACTGCCATTGTCTCTTCTTCTACTACTGTCTCTTCTTCGACAACAGTATCTTCTAGGGCTACCTCTTCTGAGGTCTCCTCTAATTTTTCAACCTCACGTATCTCAATAATTTCCCCGTCTTTTACAACGTAGATTTTATCCTCGATAGTGTGTTCTCCATCAGGTAACTTGTTCATGTTTATATTATTTGTTTGTTGCTCTTTTAACTTCATGCCAAGGTACCCCTCAATAGAGAAGCCTATCTGCTCCTGTGCTACTAGCTCAGCGTAGTATTCCTTGTCAGTTACCTGGGCCGTCACCATCAATGTACCCTCCGGTACCTCAATACCAAATGATGAATAGGCCTTGTCCTCCATTGGAGTGTCAACTATCCATGCCTCAAGGACATAGGCAGGAACTGTCTTAGATTGGTCATGCTCAAGATTGAATAAATCTCGGTTAACCATCTGCTGCATGAATTTACCATGTATCTTCTCAATCTCCTCCTTAGTGAACTTGACATTGTATTCCTCTTCTGTGTCCTCATCAAAGCGGTAGATTTCCATAGGTATCAAAGCAGGTGCAGTGATACGGTACTTTAATTCATCCGAAAAGAACAAAGGCTTAGCTTGAGAACTGAATGCGTGGCCCATGACCTTTATGGCAGGAGTAGCTGTGAATGCTATTTGCTCAATGCCAAGGTCCTGACCATCTTCTGCATACTCAGGGTCAATGGTTATTTTGTAGGTAGGAATGTTTTTAGAAGCCATACACCTATATTATAAATTTCCTATATTTGTTCAAAAATTAGAACTATGATAACTATCTTAAATAGGGAGATCCCTAACCAAGTTGAAGAGCTCACTATTGAGCAGTTTGAAGCCATCACTGATATCAATAACAATCAGGAGCTCGACCCCATTGATAAACACCTACAGGTATTCGCTTACCTTGGGATACCTGAGTCTGAGTTTTGGGATTATGATGTGGCTGATTTTGTTGGAATGGTCCGAGACTTTAACAGCAGTGAACGCAAAGAGTACCCAACAGTGGAGGAGATAGAGATAGATGGGTATGTGTACAAAGCACAATTAAAGTTAACTGTACGGGATACAAAGCTCATTGAAAAGATAACCATGAAAAAAGAGAAAGGTTATGTATCTGAGATGCTGGCGGTGATGTTCAAACGGGAGGACCTTACACCCACTGAACACTACACAGATGCACACATTAAGCAGAAAGCTAAACTATTTAGAAAGCTAAATGCATCTATCTCTATTCCTTACATCATGTTCATAGCACAAAAAATAGGACAGCAAGCCAATGATCAAACTACCCAAGAAGTGGAGCCAAGTAACGCTTGAGCAGTTCATTGAATTCAGTGCAATAGATAAAGAGCAGGGAGCCTACCACTACAATAGTGAGGCTCTCTCTATCTTATCAGATGAGCCCATTGAAATCATTGAGGACCTCGATGTGGATGAGATGGCAGAGCTTGTAGAAGAGGCTAAGTGGTGTACATCTGAACCATCTAAAAGATACAAGCATGAAGTGCTAGGCATGAAGTTCAAACCATTGAACAAGCTTACCCTATATGAGTACATTGACCTGGACTACTACTTCAATAACAACTACATAACTAATCTTGACAAGGTATGTGCTATCTGCTACCGGCAAAGCAAGGTTAATGAATGGGGTGATGAGGTACTTGAGCCGTATGAGTTTGACTGCAACATCAGAGCTGAGCGGTTCCTTGACCTACCCATTACTGATGTGTATGGCATTGTGCATGAGTTCCTAAATTACAGGGATACATTCCTCAAGAACTACGAGAACCTATTTACAGGTGAGCTAGATGAGGAGCTGAGTGAGGAGGAACGCAGGGAGATGGACCCTGAAGAGGTAAAAGAAATAGAGCAGGAGCAGAAGCTCGCTAAGTGGTCATGGGAGCAGACCATCTATGGGTTGACAAATGGGGATATAACAAAGAGTGAAAAGGTAGGAGCACTACCTCTTATCTATGTATTCAATATCCTGTCAATGAAAAAAGAGTTAGACATCTAATGGGTAGCCAGGTGTAAATCCTGGAGGTGCATATAGTGCCTCAAATGTGTACACAATCTTCTGCTGTTTTTCAAGCACCTCAACAGCTTGCACCAATGGATACTTTTTCGTTAGCCATTCAGTGTACTGCCGATAAATCTCTGCAGTGATACCTCTACTATTTAGCTCATCCGTAAACTGTGCTACGAAATCACGAGGGGTGATCACTCCATCATTCCATAGATAAGCTCCATTGTTTAAGAATATAAAGTAATAAGCTGCCACTATTTGTATCTCTAATTTTTGGAAGCCTGTAATCTTAGCATTGATACGGATACTATTTACAAGTGTACCCTCACCATCTACTATCTCATTCTCTACTATACGTTTAAGTATTGTAGCCATCTTCCTACGGGTAGGATATAGGACATTGAACTCCCCTGTGTTTGCGTATCTAGCCATTGATTAATTCTTTATATATATCCATTGTATCATCTACTAGAATGATACCCTTGTCAGTTTCCACATGGAGCTGTGTATCACTCACCACCTCAATGGGGCCTGTGATGGTGTAGTCTATATCATTAATACTAAACATAAGCGAATACTTTGAATAGGTTTATGTTAGCAGTATCAGCCACTTGTTGACATTGCATAGTTAATAGGATGTAGTTATCTACTGTCCTGTTAAATGGTACGTTTACAATGTTACCTGTAGTATATTCTGAGTATGCATTGTTTTGGTAGCTAGTCAAGTTAGTACCATTGTAGCTAAAGTTACGCTCAACGTATCCAAGGAATTGAGTACTGCCTCCATTCATGGTAAAGATAGTGTTGAATAATGTAGCACCTGCCAAGCTGTTGGTAGTGTTAAAGTAAATCCTCCCATACATCTGCCCAGTGTTACCTGATACTCTCATCATTCTGAATACTACCTGCAGGATATTGTTAGTGCCTAATGTGTTGGCAGGTATCTTTAATGAGTGGCAGATGGTGACTGTATTGCTAGTAGTGTTGGTACCTGTGACTCCTGAGAAACCTAACAGCACAGGGTTGCTACTACCACCACCACCTTGAGCAGCATCAATTATCTGTTGCCCTGTGATGACAGTGTTAGTAGGTACACCCATTGATGACATAGAGGTGCACTCTATTAAGTCAGTAGGTTGTAGGTTGCCACTATGTGCAGGTAGGTTAGGTCTCCAATCCCCCCACCAATTTGGTGTGCTCATACCTATATTACTTTAAGACTCAAAAATGTTTAGAGTGGGACCGCACAATCAGTCCAATCATTTACTGTTAGTGTGATGTTCATGACATAGCCTGCAGCGTAGTCAAGTAGATCATTGTTCAATGCCTGGAATGATGGCACCCCTACTACATCAAAGGCATAGTCTTGACTATCTATGTAGTAGATGTACAGGTCATTGAGTATCTGCTGTGTATCACTTAGGATAGTGATGATGTTAGCTCTATCTTTTTGAATGATGTCAAAGCAGTAGATGTCAAAGTTAAACTCACTTGTGTTCTCAGTAGGGTTCACAGCTACAGGAACCACAAACACAATAGGATACTTCTCATCCTTGGTAGCGAAGTTGAATAACTGTTCCTTGAAATCACTGCCTACTTTCTTAACCTGCAGATGGTTAGTGTAGAACAGCTCGATGTGATTGATGATTGCTTGTAGTGAGTTCATTATAGTTCAGCGTTTTTGTTAATCTTGTTAATCTTATTCTGTACGTTGGTTACCTGTGTCTCAGATACTACAGCAGTCACAGTCATAGAGCTCTCGGTAGATGTGCCACCTGCACTCATTGTACCTCCAGCATTAGCTGAGCCAAAGAGCTGTGCCGCCTGTGGTACCTGTTGTGCTACGCTAGCACTACCACTACCTGACTCACCACCTCCACCTCCACCACCTGATGGGTTACCACCTGATGTAAGTATCTGTTTAGCCTTGGCAATGTTGGTAGCAATCTGTATGATACCGGTAGCAAACTGAGCAATACCTGCAGCTCCTCCTGTTGGAGCATTCAATGGGTTAGACTGTGATGCAGCAACAAGGGAAGAGATTGCTTTACCTGTATCAATACCTATCTGCACCAATGCCATTCCCTTGTTAAATTTCTCTAGTTTCTTTTGGTCCTTAATGAACGCAGCACCTACTGTCTGAAGTCCTGTGGCTATATCTCCTGCAAGCTGTAGCCTTGCATCTCTTTCTTTCTGTGCACTTTCTATTTTAGCTAAGGCTGCATCATTGGCAATCTTAGCCTGGTCATCTTCTAGTTTCTTAGTAAGAGCTAACTGCAGTGCAGCATTGCCCTCTGCTAGTTTGTACTCTTCAGCATACTTAGTCTGAAGTGCTTGCAGTTTTAATTGGTCCTCAGTAAGTGCAGCATCTGCCAAGGTCTTAGCAAGTGTCTGCTGTTGCAACAACTTAGCATCTGCCCTCTTCTTATTTTCTGCCTCCTCCTGATCGTTGTACAGTTGAGTTAATGTTTTCTTCTGCTCTTCTGTTAGTGTGGTATCTTCCAAGGTCTGAGCTCTTAGCTTGTCATACTTAGCCTTAGTCATGGCTAGCTCTTTCTCTGTTCCCTCCTCCATCATCTGTAGCTGTAAATCAGCTATGATGTCATTGCCTTTCTTTAGGTTCTCCTGCTCAATCTTAGTCTTATCTTCTGAGAGCTTGTCAAGTTCCTGTTTCTGTTGAGTCAGATACATCTCGTTAAACTTAGCTTTCTCTTCTGCTGTTTTGTTAGCATCATTCTTAAGGTCAGCCATAAGCCTTGCATACTTCTCATTTACGATGGCTATCTCTCTCTCATTGGCATCCTTTATCTGTGTCAGTTCAAAGTCTCTGAGTGCCCTGGCGTTGTCAAGTCTGTTCTTAGCTGCTGCCTTAGCTCTATCTCTAGCTGCTGATGCTGCTGCTGCTGCTTGTTCGGATGATTTCTTATCTGCCTCTTTCTCATCCTTGAGCTCTTGAGCCTTTATTCTTTTGCGTTCATTTACACCTGAGCGGATGATTTTATTCTCTTCATCAATCTGCTTTCTTAACTCAGCTCTTTTCTTAGCAGCCTCCTCACTCTCCTGGTGCCTCATTGCAACAAGTGCTCTCTTAGCTGCAGCCTTTCTCTTCATAGCCTCTTTC